AACCAGATTACCATTCCAGATCATGGCATGATCTTTGATGATGAGTGTCATGTGACGCTTACCAACATTGACTCAATTACTGGATTCTTTGGTTAAAGCAACGGCGGTGTAAGAGCCGCCGTTTTTTCTGAGGGTAAGATGGCTAAGATCGATAAAGATAGAATGAAGTGCAACAAGCCAAAACGTCAGGTTTCTGGCGGCAAGAAGTTTGTTGTTAAGGCGTGTGACAAGGGTAAAGAAAAGATAGTCAGATTCGGGGACGCCAATATGACTATCAAGAAATCAAACCCAAAACGTCGTAAGTCTTTTCGTGCTCGTCATGGGTGTGATAAGGGAACATTAGATAAACTAAAGGCCAAGTACTGGTCTTGTAAGATGTGGTGAATAAAGTGAACAAACAGGTCACGATAACTCTTGTAACAGCTTTTGTCATCGGTGTTGGAGGTGTTGGTTACAGTTGGGCTGATTGGGTAACAAAGACTTTGATAGCTGTTGATAAAAGAACAGAGGTTATGGCCTTACAAATTGATTATATAAAGACAGAGATGGAGAGGACATATGGCAATCTCGAGGGCGCAGATGCAGCAGCAAGTATCCAAGCCTCCATCAAAGGGGATGACTAATGGCAAAGAAAAAATCAAAAAAAGATGCGTGTTACCACAAAGTAAAAAGCCGATACAAAGTATGGCCAAGCGCATACGCTTCAGGGGCACTTTCTAAGTGTAGAAAAGTTGGAGCCAAGAACTGGGGTAACTCTGCTAAAAAAGCTGAAGGTGGGGTTATATCCGCAGTGGACAATCCAAAACGCACCGCAGTACAACAGTACGCCCCTGGTGGAGTTATAGCTGCCGGATGTGGTCAAGTTGAAGAATCTCGTCGTAAACGAACAAGGACATTCTGATGGCGAAAAAAAACTCTTTACGAGAGTGGTTTGGTCAAAACGACGGTAAGGGATGGGTAGACTGTAAAACTGGCAAGCCTTGTGGTCGTCAAAAAGGTGAGAAACGAAAAGGATATCCTGCTTGTCGTCCTACCATGGCGCAATGTACATCCGCTGCAAAGAAAAAGAAATCATCGAAACGTATCAGTTGGAAACAAAAGAAAGCAACTGGTGGTGTAGTAAGAATCTTTTGAAAGGAGATTTAAATGGCTAAAAAGAAAAAAGGCTAC